AAATATAAAAAATATGATTTATGTTTAAATGAAGATATAGTAATGAATATGAGAGACAATTGGAATAAAAAAAATCCTCATAAATTAATCAAAACCCGAAAAAAAAAAAACATTATAAATACACTTCGTCGTTATTTATCCGTTTGCAGTCATCAAAAATGTTTGGTAGACAATACACTTGATATGAAAATGAATTTATTTGCACCAATTAGTCCTTCATCGTGGAATAGTAATAAATCTGAATGGTTAAGTAGCGTAGATATTGTTAAAGTAATGAAACAATATGAGGAGACCTATCCTCAGTTCATATTTTTAGGTCCAACACCAATTGACTTTGATGAGAAATATGGTTCAAGATGTATATGGCCTGAGATTTGTAATTTAAGTATAAAAGGACAATTGAGACAACAAAAAAAATATATAGGAATAATTTTTAATTTGGATACCCATGATAAAAGTGGTTCTCATTGGGTATGTATGTTTATTAATTTAGAGCATAAATATATATTATATTTAGACTCTAATGGTTTACAAATGCCAAAACCAATTTATAAATTAACCAAACGTATTGTTAATGAATGTCATGAATTAAATATAGATATGAAAGTATATACAAATAAAATGAGGCATCAATATGAAGATGGAGAATGTGGTATGTATTGTTTATATACTATTGTACAGTTATTAGAACAAAAACATAAAGTACAATATTTTTTGACTCATCGAATCAGTGACCATAAAATGAATGCTTATCGAAATATATTTTATAATAAAATGATATAATGGTATAAACTATGACCTATTATAATGGAATATAAGGCACAAGTATGGAATGAATGTTTAAAGCAAAATGTTTTTGATCAATGCAGAGAAGACGAACTTCCCAGAATACAAGAACTTTTTGAAAAAACTATAGAAGAAACTAAAGATATTAATGAGATTATTTCTATTTTACGAGTAAAAATAAAGGAAGTAACTTATAAAGACTTAATACCAAGTGAAAAAAGACCTATTATAGATTTTAGTGATAATGTAGAAGAAGAACCTTTGAAAGACCTAGATAAACTTATTGCTGAAAAACAAAAGGAACGACAAAATGAAGAACCTATGATGACTCCAAAAAAAGAACCCGTTATATATTCAAATGACGAACCTGTCATGTCTCATCCTCCAATGAATCAACCCGCACCTGTGACTAATCAACATGCTCCAATAAATCAACCTATTATGTCTTCTGAATTATTGGAACTTAAACAAATGGTTTATCAACAAAATTTAATATTAGAAAAAATATTGGAATCTCAAATTAAAATATTAAAACAAAAAAAATAATGTATATTTATAATATGAAAAATAAATTAAAAACATTATTAATTATAGTATTTATATGTTTCTTAGTATTACCCTTTATTGAATATTTTACAAAAGAAGGGTTTACTGAAAAGTCACCATTTGGTCAATGGGAATTAGTTTTAAGACAAAGTTATAATGACCAATATTCAAAAAGTCCATTTAAGGGAAATACTAGTGTAAATATAAATGCCTTATATGATTCATATGGAAAAATAAACGAACCCAATTATTATAATAGTAGTTTGTACTCTAACTATGACTTCAGTTCAAATCGTATATTGAAGATAAATTATTATGATACTTATGAATCTACTACTCCATTAGGTACGATTACATGGTCTCAAGACAAAGATAATGAATCAACTAATGTGGTTGCCTCCAATTCTTTAGATGATGATTTTCCTGGAATAGTTCTTTCTATGGATGAAGATCATACGGATGTAGATCGTATTTTTCATAGTGTAGGAAATAAAGCAAAATATATTCTAGGAGCTTCCCAATCTTATTTAGACAGTATAGCCGATATAACTTATATTCCAGGGTTTCCACCTCCACCTACAGATGTAGGTGGATCTACCGCTGGTCCCTCTGAGGCACCAGCGGTAGAGGCACCAGCTGCAGAGGCACCAACGGCAGAGGCACCAACGGCAGAGGCTGATGTAGGTGTAGGTGTATCTCATAAAGGGGTTGAAAAAGTAGAATTATTTTTATGGAATCCACGACCCAATAATAAAAATACATTCAATGGTAATTATAAAGATATAGTGATTTCAAAAGTAGATATGAACGATACGAGACACAAAGGTTTTTGGAACAAAAGAGAAGATATTAGTGGAATGAGCGACGAAAACACAAATCGGTATTCTTATTGTTTTGGTAAATTAAAATGTCATGATAATGACTATACACCCATTGAAAACTCAAATGGTGTCTTTAAACCCTATTGCGATTCTGATTCTAGTTTGAATCCGGTATATTGCGAAGGGTCCGCATTATATAACACCAATAATAAGTCTTTAAATTCTGTATCCATTGGAAAATTATCTTATGATATGATGGGTAAATATTCAAGCAACGAATCAGGCGAAGAGTCAGACGAAGAGTATTTTAATCTTTTTAGAGGACTCACAACTCCTTATAAGAGTGATTATATTGATCCAGAAATAAGCGGAAATAATGTCATCACATATGATGCTAATACTTCATCGTTTGTAAAAACTAATATATGTAATTATTTAGACAATTCAAATTTAATCAATGGAACCAATATTAGTAAAGATTGTGAAGAAACTAGATATAGTGGAATAATTGACGAAGATGTCAATGGTGATGGAGACACTAGATATAGTGGAATAATTGACGAAGATGCCAATGGTGATGGAGGAAATAAATGTATAGCGAATTATGGAGAAACTATAAATTCAAAATACAAAAATTATGTTTGCAATGAAAACGAGCAATGTGTTGGGTATGAGTGTGGAGTTAAATTTGGTAAATGTAGTCCAGTATTATTATAAATGATTAATATAATGAAAAAAACTATTTTTTTATTATGTATTTTTTTATTAGTATTATTCGTATGGTCTATAAAAGAACAATTTTAATTGTTTCCTTTAGAAAATGAAACTCTGAATAATTCTTCTTTACCAGTAATTTTACCTAAAAATATAGATCATGTAAAATGTAAAGAATCAGATTCGCATCAGTATTGCTACAATGGAAGGATGAGACAAAAAGATATATTTGGAAATTACATAGAATATGAAAATTATGAATCTTATCCTCAAGGTAATACATATGACCTTGAGGATACAATAGGTATATTGTGTGAATATTTATATAGTGTGAGTGATTTAGATAGAAATATGTTGTATAATCCTATTACCAATATTTTATTGGTCAACTAAGTTATGTAGATTATAAATGAACAATTGTTCAGGAATACTTACAAAATGTATGAATTAATTTCCATATTAAAAAAATGAACAAGGTGAATATGTAATGCCTATGACCAATGACTATACTATACATAAAGACAAAATACCTGAGTATCCTATACCACTTCCATACAAAGAACCACCTATATCAAAATATATCAAACCATACAATATCGTTCTACAATCTAATATATGGATATAATGTAAAGACGATTATAGTAAAGTTCCACAAGAAAATATGTGTCCAAAAGAATTGCCTATTTGTGAGGGTTCGGTATAAGATACTCAATTAGGAGTATGCGAAGATAGTTTAGACTCTACCAATGATACATTATGTTCATATAATGTAAACCAATTGAGTTGTAAACATAATTATTGAACTATCCCCAAACCAGATATGTGTCCATATAATTTACCTTATTGTAAAGATAGTGTATGTAAAGAAAGTAATTTAGTTTATAATAGTTTATTCTTATTCATTTTGTATGGTTTACCATTATAAATAATTTTTTTATTTATTACATTAAAACTATTCAGTTTTTTATCTTTTTGTATATAAGCTTCATGAGGTTTTTTCTCATTGTACAAAATTGGAATTTTTTTACCGTATACCTCTATATAATAATTCATAAACTCTTTGTTTCGTTTTTTCTTTTGTTGTGGTTCCTTTTTGTAATCCAATTCATAGACTCTATTTCGTTTTTCTTTGTTTGGAAATTTAAAACATTTATTGGGGGATACACAATCAATCGCACTTTCTTTTAAAGTATTCAAAAAGGATTCTGATAACATATGTTTTTCATTCATAATTTTATACAAAAATTCGTCGGTAGATATCATTTTATTATCATCTTTTAACTCGCTTATGTATATATATACTTGGACGTCTTGTTCTTCTTTTGGTAATCGACTATGACTACAAATTCTCCTTGCCCTACCAATAACTTGTTCTATTCGAACATAATGCCAATAAGGTTCGGTAATATGAACCATTCGAGTATTTTGTAAATCAATCCCTTCTGCGCCAGAAGCTGTAATCATCAATAAATTAATTATGTCTCCACGTATATTATCTAACTCATCTAAATTATACAATGTTTTCAATTCATCAATCATATAAGAAGGTAATTTATTAAAATCACTATTGTAAATATTACGAATATATTCTTTAACTTCTTTTTCTTCTGTCCCTGTATATAAAGTAAATACATGTAGTTTATTGTAGGTATAACCTGGAAGTCCATGAAGTTCGATTTTAAACCGATTACCTAACTTTTTTATTTCTAATTGTTTAAAACCTTGATATTTCAACATCAATGACATCATTTCTATACCTTCAATTCGTCGAAAACCACTATAAAGTAGTTGACATTTATTCAAATTATTCAAAATATTTTCCAGTATTTTATGAAATTTTGGACTATATTTTTGTAATCCATCTTCTACATCGGTTTGTTCAAAAATAGCTACTTTTTTTAGTTCATTATAAAAATAATTTTGACGATTAGTAACAATCTGTGAAATAAACCGTTTTATATTGTTATCGTAAGTGGTATCTTCTACAATAAGGTCTCCGTCTTCTTCGATACCATGTGCATCTTGAATTCGTTCTTCTTTATTGGCATAATCGAAATCTTTTTCAGTTTTTATACTCATAGTAGGGAAAGGTCGTGGTATTTTTTCATCGAATACAAAATTACATGCTGCTCGAGTAAATACTTTATAACTGCCTTCGCTTTTTGAGTCGCCTTTTTTAGTGGACTCTTTTTGTTTGTAAATATCATATTGTTTTTTCTGATGAGAACTCATAGGTATATTTTCTACTACAATATCCAATAATCTAGGCATAAGAGATGTTTTGTCTCCCAAATAAGAAATTAATCCAGCAATACGTGTCTGAAAAAAATCTTTGTTATGGATAAGTTTGATAGATCCTTCTTGTTTTACAAATAAATTATTAAAATCTTTTTCAGTTTCAGGCATTTTTTTATATTTATTTATAGATAGTTCACCTGACACGTTATTTAGTAATGTTTTTATTTTTGTTTCAAATGCTTTATGACTATTAGCCTCTGTGTAAGAAGACGATTTCTCGTATTCAATCTCACCACTTGGTGTAGTTATAAATCCATATGGATTTCTGCTTATATGAATTTCATTTAATTTATAGTCTATTACATTATATTTTTCTATAGGTTCCAATTGTTTTCTTAATTGCTTCTTGTCATATTTTCCATTGAGTTTGAATTCGTATTGAGTAGTATATCCTGATATTAAATTAATCATAACGCCTAATTCGGCAGGAGAATTGATATAAGGCGTACCTGACAACAATATAATTTTACAATTTTGAGCGTCCATTAAATATTCATACATATCTCTAGACACTGATGGTTTATCCACAGATAATTTATTGTATATTTTTCCAATAAAGTTATGAGCTTCATCTATAATAACTACACTATTATGAAATGGATTTTTATTTTGTTTGATGGTTTCCCATTTTTTCTTATTGACTCCATTATAATTGATGAAACGATATTTTACACTTATCAATAAACGAATGAGTTGATTTACTTGTGATTTATCTTCTTGTGTCAAATCATTATAATATTTACCACCTTCATGTATTAACCAAACACATTTATGTTGTTCAATGTATTTAACCAATTCGTCTTTATCTTTGTCTAAATGTAAATAATCTTTGAACAACTGAATTACGCTATCATAATTTTCGTTCACATCCAATTTAGTCCACTTATTTTTTGTTTTGAAAATTTTGTCTCCACAAAATTGTAACTGGGTACGATAATTCTGCTGTAATGAGGCTGGTGTCATAATATATATTTTTTTATCGTGTTTCATACCTTCTAAAATAGAAATAGAACTACACGTTTTACCTGAACCTAAACCGTGATACAATAATAATCCTCTATAAGGGGTATAACTATTTAAATATGTTTGAACTATTTTTTGATGTCTTAACATAACAAATTCAGACGTTGATTTGTCACAACTTCCATTATCTTGTTCAGTTTCTTTATATAAATCATCTAATAATTCGTGTATTGTATCATAAAAGCCATATTGGTCGTTCAAGTAAAACTTTTTCATATTTATTTGTATGGTGTTTGGAGTATATAACGGAAAATGTTTTAATAATTCATTATCTACGTCCGTAAATGGAACCAAATGTATTTTGGCTTCAGGTTTTGGTTTAGACTTTTCAGGTACCTTCTTTTCTTTGATTTGTTCAGGTTCCAATACGATTTGTTGGTCTATTTTCTCTGGATGTTCAGTATAAAATGAAATTTTTTCATCTAATCGAATATTTAACTGATTATTCAAACGACGAATAAATGTGTTCAAATTAACTATATCTTTTTGTTTATAAAACAAATGAGTTGTAATTTGTTTCAGTGAAGAATCTGATGCTCCTTGGTATTGAATGATTTCATCCATAGTCAAATCTCTATATATTTCTGCATCTGATAATGGACTTAATACATCAAAATGATTCCCTTCTGTATAACCTGTATTGTATAAAAATATATTATTGGTACATTGGTCTAAACTGACACCATTATCTATATTAGAGACAACAGTAAACCGAAACTTTGGTAAGTGTTCAAAAACACCAATACATAAATCATTTGCTTCACCAAATAAAGCAATGTCAGTATCTACTAACCATTCTTTGTCTCGTTGGATTGTCGTTACTCTTTGTTCATAACGTTTTATTGTTGTTTGATCAGTTAATAATTTTTTTTGTTCGGCGTATATTTGAGACATATGTGTTCTAAATTGTGTTTTAGCGGTTTCATCATAATATAGTTCACCATTTCCATTATAAAGGTCTTCAAAGCCATCATAAGTATTCAAAGAACTATCATATTTTAAATTATATATAATAGCATATACTCCACAATTACCATCTCCAACTATTTTGATATGTTTAAAATAATCGTTTAAGTTATCTACATTTATTTTTGGATTTATGTATTTCATATTTAATATATATTACTATTTTTAATTAGTTCATTTACACAATTAATCACGTGTTTTTTTTCCGTATTATAATCTCTAATTTTGGATAAACATTCTTCGTAATTACACCATTTCATATTACCAATTTCACTTTTTTGGTATTTAGCATTATATAATGTATCTTGATAATTCATATATCCAATATAATATTTATGTTTATAGGATTTTAAATTAGAACCAGTAAATACTTCTTCAAAAGGGACTATGTTATGGATAAAAGATAAATTGAAAATAGGATATCCGGTTTCTTCACGAAATTCTCTTAAAGCACAATCCATATCCTTTTCTTTGTAGTTTCTACGACCCTTTGGAAATCCCCATTCTGGCAAAGACCAATATGGATTTTCTAACAAATGACGTTTGTGTTTTAATACAAATAACATTTTTTCTTTGTGTTTTATATCGTAAGGTTCATTTTTTTTATTCCATAATTTATCCCATAATTCTTCATAAGATAAATTCAATATTTGGGATATTTCATAGTCGGTCATTTCTTGGATTATATTTTTTAAATGAAAATCATTGTATTCGTTGTATTTTCCTCTTAAAAAATCCACATATCCTAAGGTATCTTTTCTCTGTATCATCAAATATTCTACTACATCATTATTAAACCGATAACATATGATACCTAAACTTGTAATAGGACGTTTACAATTATAAAATAAATGTCCGTAATTTTCACAATTGTTACATAGGGGTTTACCTATCATAAATCTATTTATATTATATATTTATATGATTCACATAAATATAGATATAGTATTTCAATACATATATTTTATTACTCGTTCCTATGTTCCTAGTATTGCTCATAAGAAAAAAATTAAACAATTGTTTGAATCATTGCCTTTTTTTTTACCCAAAGACCAGTCCTTATTCTTTCAAATAATAAAAGAAAATTCTATTGTAAATTATTATGATACTAATTCACAAATGGTAAACTATGGATATATTATTTATAAATTATATCATATAAAACAACAAATGAGTTATTTAGATGAACAAGATTACGTCAAACATTACGATGATATTTTATTTGTCTCTCAAGAAGAAAAAACTCTAGACATGAAAAAAAAATGGACTATGGTTTTGTTTATAATCATTGTATTAATTTGTATTTACTTTATATATGCAACTTAAATTATGGATAATTATAGTTACTGGACTTTTGATTTATGATACTTATCACGAACATTACTATTTTCATTTATTCAAAACTTACAAAAAATACTATAAAATGTTTGGAATAGCCTTATTTGGTTTAGGATTATATATCATGTCTTCAAATGGAAGACATATGGGTACTGTTTCTGTGTTAAATAACTTTATCAAAGTATTACCTATTGACAAAGAGTCTAAAGAACTTATTACTCCATTCTTACCAAAAAAAACCGCAATAGAAAAAATAGAAACGTCTGGTGCAACCAAATCAAAAAGAAGTGTAAGTGAAACAAAAAAAAAATACGTGGCCTCTATGCAAAACTGGAAATGCGGTGAATGCAAGAAACAATTACCCGCTTGGTTTGAAGTAGACCATACAATAAGACTTGAACATGGCGGAACAAACGAAATAAGTAATTTAGTTGCCTTATGCAGAGATTGTCACGGTAAAAAAACTGCTATGGAAAATATGTTATAATATATATATAATGATAGAGTTGAATCAAAATATAAAGATTATACTTACATCTATATTTGTATTATTGGGTTACGCCTTTTTTATTTTAAATCCTTACCAAATTTTAGATTATATATATTTACCCTTTATCCTATTATTTACTATGACAGCTGTGTTTTTATTTGTCTCTATTGATCATATAATAAATCCAATGGAGTTTTTTTATAAAGTACTACAATATGTATCTATATTTTTAGGTTTTGCTATATTATATTTTATCTTAAAGCATATATTGTTATATACAATAAATATATCGTTTGGGGCAGTATTTTTATTTTATGTTGTTGTTATGGCTATAGTATATAATATATTTTTCGGAAATACGACTATTGATTTTGGTAAGGGTGATGATTTATTTCAAGTCATTAAATATTTCATTTTTTATATACCATGTATTTTGATTTTAATGATCAATTATTTTATAGATGATGTCAAACAAACTAATAAAACCACGTATGTTTTGGGATTCATATTGATACTATTAATTATACTTTTTTTTATAATACCAATGATAAATCAATATTTATATATTCACGATGGGTTATTATTGATACGTAACAAAGAATCTTTGAATAAAAGCATTTTAACTCTTACACTCAAAGAATTAAAAGAAAACATAAATAACGGACCATTGTATAAAGAAGAATTTCGTTCATTAAGTGAAGTCAATCTACCCAAGTGGAATGGGTCTTCTTTACCAGAAGAACATAAGAGCGACGAGATTCAGGATTTAATCACTCAATATAAAGATAATCCTGAAAAATTGAAACAATATATCACCCATGAAATCAATAAATCTCTAAAGAATAAGATCTATTATTATTTTAAAAAACATTTTTTCTATAACGAAAAACAAAAGCAAATGTTGTCTCAATATACTAACCCAATATTGTATACATATCATTATGGTATTTCTTTTGGACTATACTTAAATTCCAATATATTATTGGACAAGTATAGAGACAAAGCGTTAATATTGACCTTAGGGTCAAGACCATCTTTATATTACGATTACAATACTCGTGAATTAGTTATAGAAATAAAGGATAAAGTAAATAATAAAACATTTCAACAAACGCGTATTTATAATACCAGTAAAATATTATTTCAAAGATGGAACCACATTGTTATGAATTATGTCAATGGTCAGTTTGATTTATTTGTAAATAATGAAATTGTTTCTACCCAATCTAATGTGTCTCCGTATATAAATGATACTGATGTTTTACAAATAGGTTCCATTGAAAATACTGACATAGGAGCCATATCTCATTTGCGATATTATGACCAACCATTGTCTTTGTATAAAATAAAAAAAATTTATAATAAAATAAATAATTAATATAATGTTATTGTTTAGTTTTTGGAATATTCTTTCTTCTATATTATTTGTAATCATTGCTTATGTAATATTTACTAACCAAATGAAAAATACAAGTAAAATCATTATGATTATCTTATTATTTGTATTAGGAATATTCATTTTTATGAATATGAATTTATTTCAAGATTATAATGGAATTGTGAAAAATGTCACGGACGCAACTCAAACAATACGTGTACCACGAGACACTATAAATAATAGCAACGGACATTATTCAATTTCTATGTGGATTTATGTAAACGATTGGAATTATAAGTTTGGAAAAAAGAAAACTATTTTAAAACGCGAAAATGCTGAAAAAAAACAAAATCCCCATATATATTTAGACCCTTACAAAAATGATATGATTGTTGATTTTTATATAAATGATAGTTCAGACAACGATGTATCAAATAATTATGAACAAGCAAAATTATGGTGTAGTGAAAATACACAAGATATTTCGGGTGAATTATTAGAATGTAATTTTAATCCTGAAACTGGTGAATATATGGCGTCTACTTCGGGGGTTCGCTGTGTAGATGAAGTGTATGAATGTTTAGATGGAACCTTAGTGGATATCGAAAACAATAGTTGCGATTCAATCAACAACGAACATAGTTCTACTTTGAAAAATATACCTTTGCAAAAATGGTTTAATGTAATTTATGGATTTGGAGACAATCACGTGGATACTTATATGAATGGTAAATTAGTAAAAACTAAAACATTTAATGGAGTTCAATTTATGAGCGAATTTGACCATAATGATATTTTTATTTGTTCTGATGGGGGATATTCTGGGTCTATATCGAAAACATCTTATTATAATTATTTGGTGTCCCCTGACAAGGCCTATAAAATTTACAAAGAAGGATTTAATCCAGTAGTAGTAGGCTCTTTGTTTAGTAAATACAACGCTTCGGTTACATTTTATGAAGATAATAATGAACGAGCAAAATATTATATTGTATGAATATAAATGTCAAATTCAAATAAGAATAAATCTATGAACAACAATAATAAGGAATCGAAAAATTCGAATTCTCCGCGACAAGAAAAAGAAGTTCAACCCAAAGAAGTCAAACCAGAAAATGTTTCTGTCGAACATTCATTTTTTCAAGTAAATACCACTATAAGTAAGTTTGTATTAATATTATTGATATTGATCATTTTTATAGTATTATTTCATTTAGGATTATATACATTACAATATATATATGGTTCTACTCGTAGTCCATATTTGGTAAATGGAATGATCGAAAGTAACCAAGAGACGATCGTATCAAGTAATCCAAATATAACCAATTCTGTTCCTATTATGCGTTCAGTAAACGAAATGACAGGTATAGAATATACTTGGTCTTTGTGGTTTTATATTGAAGACCCTTTTTTGAGTAGTGGTAATCCATACAAACGTCTATTTTCAAAAGGGACGTATAGTTTATACGATTCGTTAGAAAATTATAATGTAACTTTTTTAAATAATTCACCAGGTTTATATTATGACGAAGAAAAAAA